TAAGTGGCAATACAAAACCTACTCCGTTACATGCAAACGGCGCCCCGCTGGCAAATGTTGCAGCTGGAACAATACATCTGGCTAACACAACATTGAAACAAAAATTAGTTATGCCAACAAAGGTTGTAAGAAGAGTAGATGACTTTGCTGATGTTGATACAAGTAGTGTGAGCAATGGACAAATAATTAGATACATATCTGCAAACGACACTTTTATAGCTACTAATAGAAATGTCGAGTTAGACGGAGGAGAATATTAGTGGCCATTCAGATTAAACGTAGTACCAATACTGCAACACCAACTACTCTTGAGTTTGGTGAACTTGCTTGGTCTGGTAATGGTGATGTAGTTTATATTGGTAATGGAAGTGCTGTTGTTGCAGTTGCTGGTAGAAGAGTAACAGGAACACTTACAGCTAACCAAGCTATTGTAGTAGATAGTAATAGTTTTATAGACGAAATAAAAACTGGAGGTTTGACACTCACAACTTCTGGTACAGCTAACACAAAGATTGTTGGTTTAGTTGCAAATGTTGAGTTAGCTAATTCAACAACTATAGCAACATCAACTGCTGTAAAGAACTATGTTGATGAGAATGCAGTCACTGGAGGATCAACTCAACTGAATGGTTTGACAGATGTCACTATAACTGATAGACAACAAAGTGACTTCATGATGGCATCAAACACAACTCACGTTAGAAATGTAACTGTAGCTGGAGGTGTCACAGCAACTGCTAATGATACAGTAGTAACATTCAATTGTGTCAACTCTTCAGCTGACTTTCTTTCTGGAGCAAACTTACAGTTTACAACGGCATTCAAAGATGGTGACGGAAACAGATTACAAATACTATACGCCAATGGCGATGCGGCCTGGGGGTAACAAATGGCAGTACCAAGTTCAAGATCTACCTTCAAAGAGTTATGTCTTAGAAGGTTAGGTAAACCAGTCATAGAGATTAATGTTGATGATGATCAAGTAGAGGATCGTATAGATCAAGCTCTACTTTATTATCAAGACTATCACTTTGATGGGTCACAAAAATTATTTCTTAAACATGCAGTTACACAAGATGATAAAGACAATGGTTACATATCAATATCCAATAGTAATGTTATTGGTATAATTGATATCTTTGATATTGGTGATGCATTGAGTACAAACAACTTATTCAACATAAGATATCAAATTGCATTAAATGATTTGTATGACTTATCAAGATATGACTTAGTTCCATTCTATATGAACTTCCAGAACATAAGATTCATAGAAGAGATATTAGTTGGTAAACAACCATTGAGATTCAACAGGCATGTCAATAGACTACATATTGATATGGATTGGGATAAGCTAGAAGTAGGACAGTTCTTAGTTGCTCACGTGTATGAAAAAGTAGATGGTGATACGTATACTGATATATGGGGTGACAGATGGTTAGCTGAATATGCTACATGCTTAATAAAATACCAGTGGGGATCTAACCTAAGTAAGTTTACAGGAATGCAACTGCCAGGAGGTGTACAATTCAACGGAGCTGATATTTTGTCTCAAGCACAACAAGAAAAAGATAGACTTGAACAAGAAATGATCAGTTCTTACTCTCTACCAGTTCACGATATGACAGGTTAATATGTCTATAACAAACGGAGTCACGAGTACATACTTCAATAAGTTTGCTCATCATGGTGAGCAAAATCTTATAGCTGATCTCGTTATCGAGTCAATTGCTATATATGGTATTGATGTAGGTTACCTTACTAAGAAGTATACTTCAGAAGGATTTGATGAGTTGTATACTGAAGAGGATCTTGCATTATTTGATACTGTAAGAGATGTTGCAATGTACATAAGAAACGTTGATGGATTTGAAGGTGAAGGTGATTTCTTATCTAAGTTTGGATTAGAGATAAGAGATTCAATGACTCTGTCTGTAGCAAGAAGATCTTTTGAAACTGAAGTAGAAGCGTTAGATAATATATCAAGACCTAGAGAAGGTGACTTGATATTCTTTCCTCTCAACGAAAAACTTTATGAGATCAAGTTTGTTGAACACGAACCAGTGTTCTATCAAATGGGTGCATTACAATTCTATGATTGTAGAGTAGAACTATTTGAGTATTCTAATGAAAGATTCAGAACTGGTGTAACAGCTATTGATGAACTTGAAACAAAACTATCACTTGATGTATATCAAGAAGTTCAACTACTTGCAGAAGATGATGAACCATTGTTTACTGAAGATGGATACAGATTACTTTCTGAAGAAGAAGATGCATCTGATGATAGTGCTGATGCTGATAGAGATTATGATACAATAACAGATGCAGAGAATGTATTCTTAGAGACAGAAGCTGATGCAATTATAGACTTTAGTGATGCTGATCCATTCAGTGAGGGTGGTAGGTTCTAATGTTTGGCCATCAGTTTTATCATTCTACATTACGTAAGTATGTTATTATCTTTGGAACATTGTTCAATGAAATAACATTAACAAGAACAGATAACAATGGTAATCGTGTACAAGATATCAAAGTACCTTTAGCTTATGGACCTCGTGATAAAACTATTGCAAGACTTGAACAAGATCCAGATTTAGATAGAGAAGCTGCAATTGTTCTTCCTCGCATGTCATTTGAAATGATAGGCTTGTCGTATGCAACTGAACGAAAGTTGAATACTGTAAGAAGAAATGTTGCTGTGCATGATGTAAACAATAAAGACAACTACAGGACAATGTACAATCCTGTACCATATGACATAAACTTTGAACTCAATATCTTCTCAAGATACACAGAAGATTCTACTAAAATTATTGAACAAATTATGCCATTCTTTACACCAGAGTTCACTATAACAGCTACTTTGATTCCAGATATGAACTGGACAATTGATATTCCAGTTGTACTTGAGGCTGTAACAATATCAGATACTTATGAAGCTGACTACCAACAAAGACGTGCATTGATACATACATTGACTTTTACAATGAAAGGTCAATTGTTTGGACCAGTAACTAAATCAGGATTGATCAAAACAGCAAACACACAATTCTATGTGGATACAACAACTAAGTTTGCTAACACCAATCCTGCTAACACTGTACTCAAATCAATTGCAACATCACATTCAAATGGTACTCAATTTACACTTCATTCTAGAGGAACAATCACACCAGGATTACTGGCAAATGGTTCACCAACTACCAATGCAAGTTTGACAGTGAATACAAGTAGCATACAAGCTAATGATAACTATGATTATATAACTAACTTCGAGGAGTTCTTTGATGGTGATGGAACAGGATAGACCTTTTAATGCTCACGCTGATCCTATTGCTAATGCTTTGGATATTACTCCTAATACTGCCCCTCTGTCATTACACTCATCTGAAAAAGCATCCACCCATGTACCAGCCAAAGGGACTGAAACCACCGAAAAAGATATAGAGTATGCAAGAGAAAATCTTTACCACCTTGCTGAAAGAGGTAGAGATGCATTGGATGGCATACTTGAATTAGCTAATCAATCACAACATCCTAGAGCATATGAGGTTGTTGGTCAACTCATAAAAACACTTACTGATACAAATGATAAGATTGTTGATATGCAAGCTAAAGCAAAAGATATTTTATCTGATCCAAAAAAAGATGGACCTGACAAAGTAACAAACAATCTCTTTGTTGGAACCAATGCTGACTTAACAAAACTTCTAGGTGGAAATGCAAGAGAGCAATTACTAAAAGATGATGATAAACGATGAGATAAGATTCTATAGCGGAGTTCCTCATTGGGCAGGAAAAGGCTATGTCTTAGATAAAGATAACATTCACATCATGATGAGATTTGAACAGACAGATATGTCTTTTCGTGATGCATGCTTTATGACTGCTGAAAAAATAAGAGAAAGAACTGATAAGAGAATAGTAATTCCAATAAGTGGAGGAGCTGAAAGTACTCTTATTTCATATATCTTTGATAAAGCTGGTATTGAAAATACAAAGATACATCAAATCTATAGTTTTAGACACCGTACATTAAACCAAACAGAATCTTCTCAACTTACTCATACAAAAATAATTCCAAACATTTATCAACATGTTGATGTAGTAAAATTTGTTAAGTCAGATTTTTATCAAGATCTTTTCATCAAACAATTTCCAATAGTATCTTATGCAGCTGTACAGGCAGAAATAATTAACCACCCAGATATTGATCGTGAAAGAGATTACATCATATGGGGTACAGGTATACCATTGATGGGTAGGTTCACTCCACATAGTCCATTACAGTGCTATGAGCAATCAATAAGAAGATTTAGAAGAATAGCAACATTGCAAAATGGATTTGAAGATACAGAGTTCTTTGAAGATAATCCAATTATTCTTTCAGCAATATATTGTAATTTTTTCAAAAGACAAATGAATATGTGGAACGAACATACTACATTGTATGGAGTAAGATGGGATGACTATTGTAAAAAGGATTACTACTCACACTATTTTCCTGAAATAGGTAATTGGTTTATGGATAAAAAATCTCATCAAAGAGATTGGTATTGGTTTTCAAGAGAAGATATATCACATAGAACAAACCATTATATCAATATGAAAACTGGAGAGACATATTTCTCTAGTCCAAATAGAACTATCAACACATGGTACTTAGATGATGTATATGATGTACTTAAAAATGACAGGCCTGTCAAGACTATAAATAACATGGTAGGTCATATACATTCCATCAAGCCTTGGGCTACAGAGAATGATGATAGTAAAGATGGTAATGTATAGTATACTTGCCCGAGACGCAAAGCTTATTATACATAAAAAAACGGAGAAGTCAACGGATGTTTGAATATAATTTTAATTTAATTAAAGTAGTAGATGGAGATACTGTTGACATTGATATTGATCTTGGTTTTGGAGTGTGGTTGAGAAACCAACGTATTCGTATTATGGGAATAGATACACCAGAATCAAGAACGTCTGATCCTGTTGAAAAAAAATATGGTATACTAGCAAAAGAGCAAGTTGAAAAGTATCTTGTCAATTGTAAGAAGTTCAAATCTTTCAAGGATGAAAAAGGAAAGTTTGGAAGAATATTAGGTGACTTTGAAGTATATCATTCTACGTCAGGTAGGTGGATGCTTATGGCAGAAGCTATGATTCAAGAAAATTATGGTGTTAGGTACCATGGACAATCAAAAGATCTTATAGTGTCTGAACATCTAAACAACAGAACAAAGTTGAAAGAGCGTGGAATTATCCCCGAATGAAATCTATCTAGGTAATCCCAGACTCAAAAAAGCTGGAGTTAAACTAGATTATACAGAAGAACAAATCCAAGAACTTGTAAGATGTTCTAAGGATATTGAATACTTCTGTCGTACATATATGAAGATTGTCAACATCGATGAAGGTGTTGTACCTCTTGACTTATATGACTTTCAATTAGACATTATGAAGTCTGTTGTTCATAATCGTTTCTCTATATGTAAGATGCCACGGCAGTCAGGTAAAACAACAACCATGGTTGCTGTTATACTTTGGTTTATCTTATTCAATGAATCATTCAATTGTGCTATATTGGCTAACAAAGCAAGTACAGCTAGAGAGATTCTAAGTAGACTACAGATGGCATATGAATGGTTACCACATTGGTTGCAACAAGGTTTAGTTGAATGGAATAAAGGTAGTCTTGAATTAGAAAATGGAAGTAAAGTTCTAGCAAGTTCAACATCATCATCTGCTATACGAGGTGGCTCATTCTCTCTTGTCTATCTTGATGAATTTGCATTTGTTGATGCACAGCTACAAGAAGAATTCTTTGCATCTGTTTATCCTACTATA